TATCTAAACTGAAACGACTTTCTAGATATGTTGTTGTATTGAATTCCGTCAACGCGAGTAAACTCAAATGATGGGGAAAAAACTGGCGGGTGCTTTACTTGGTCTAGGTATAGGTCAAAGTCGGCCTCGAAGTTTGGTCCATAACCATTTTGCACATCGCCAGTTGTTTGTGCGATTGCCTTATTTATGTTGATTTTGCGAGGAGGGTTAAATCCATCGGTAAAATAAACAAGTATGTCGCCGGGGTTTAGTCCTCCAATTGCATAACCTTGAACAACGTGTTCCTTCCTGAAGTTCAACTTTGAAGACTGCAAAATCTTCGTGATATCCTTCTGGTTTGAGTTGTATCTCAGTATGGTATGATTGCCAAGACTATTATGTACAAAGTAGTACAAGGCATTATTATCATCATCCTTCACTGTTCCAACAACGGTGCTTACCCCGTTTGGAAGAGTGAATGGGATTGCGACGGTTCCCTTCCTGTTCTTCAGAACGAAGTAATCACTGCCCTCGTTATATACACCGCCAACATTCAATGCGTATGGCATTGACATAGCGTCTACAATCCTTAAATCCTTGTCTAGGTCAAGGTACCTCGGTGTATTTTTTATTACGGGCATACTTCTTACAGATTACCGCCAGTCTTTGGTGCCAGCTGGAATCTCTTGAAGATAGTAGACATAATCTCAGACTTCGTGAGCTTCTGGCTCCGCGCCTTGGCTTTTCTTTTTTCTCTATACCAATCTCTTTCGGCAAGTTGCTTCTCACCAAGAGATACGTTCACTTTTCTCTGGATATATCTGTGGTAGATATAAGCTCTAATTGCAGACTCAGCCATCATAGGTACAACTGGGTCTTTTCTCATCGTTTCATCGTTGATGTACTCAAGAATGACATACTTGTCGGCATTCACGCCAGAGTAAACCTCTATTCTGTCATTCTCTTTGTCAATACGGAAGTAGCCCCTAGCGTTGTTTCCGCCGCCAATTCCGTAAAGTCTACCTACAGCGCTATTGTAGTAGAAGTTTCTAAATACAATGTATTCGCCAAGGTTGTTGATATTGCTAATCTGCGTTCCAGCAGAACCTGGGGTGTCCTCAAGAACTTCAATTCCATCGGAGTCCAACACAACCTCGTCGTTCACGTCTAGCGTGAAGTCTCCAGATATATTCATACCTGTGTTCTCGCCAAGCACTCTCACAATGCCATCGTCACCAAGTACACCTATTTTCGTGTATTCGATGTAATCGTTTGGCAAGGATATGCTGTTTGTTGCTGGGTCTATTTCAAGGCGTACAGACTTGATTCTACGAATAGCGTCATACTGAAGCTCACGAAGAGCTTGGCGACCAAGAACCATAAGCTTATTCTTGTCAGAATACTTCAGGTGGTCATCCTCGTCGACAAGTAGCAGAACATCACTTATGATGTCCGATAGTTTGATTTCGTTCCTTGCCATTATTGTCTAGCTGTTTTTTGGTCCGCCTCTTGCTTTTCAGCTGCTTGAAACAACTCGGGCTCTCTAATCTCAATACCGATGTAGCTCAACACTCTGTTGGCTAAGCGAGACTCCAGGTGTTTGGGCAACTCAAAGTTTATCGTTGCACTTGCGTTGTATACTGGCTGACCAGCTACCGTGTTGTACGCCCACGTAGGAGCCAATATACTTGCTGCACCAGTGGTAGTAGAGCCCTGAGGATTTTTGTAGTACGTGAGTTTGACATCGTAATCAATAGTATCTGGGAAAACTAATACCCCGTTATTGATGAATGATGCAATTGGAGTTGAATCGGTTGGAGCTCCGTCAAAACTACCTAAGTATGAGTTAATGTCTTCTGGAGCAACAACCTCGATGCCACTTCCTTCAAATTCTAGGTTGATGTAGTATGCGTAGTCCTCTGGTAATACAAACGCAGAGTTGGGGTAGCCATACTTTAGAGTTTTAGCGTAAACTACAAGCGGACGAAGGTCGTCCTTGATGTTCTCAATCGAGTTATAGTTTCCGTCTCTAAACTGAAGCTGACGTCTTCTTGATACTTGAGCGAACTTATATTCTCCAAGAATTTCGTGAAACACATCTAGTTGTGCCTGACGTGCATACGCATTAAAGTCAGCAGGACGAATAAAGCCACGGTTGTCCTTATTCGCTACTCTCTTTACTATCTCATATACAGAGTTTACCGAGGCGTATGCCATTTGCTAAGCTTTGTTAGTATTTACATAGCAAATATACAAAAAAGAAAAGGGGGGCTCGTGGCGGACCCCCCCAATTCCATCCAACCTAATGAAACAAAATCAACTTACGTCAATCTCCAATCATCATCCTAGGTCAAAGATATTAAATCAACCCCATATCTGCAAGTTGTTTCTCAATTTGTTCTCTTACTCCAAGACCTCTGTCTTCAAGCATAAACGAACCAAGAATCTTGTGGTGGTCTTCACCTACTGGAACAGTACAGATGGTGTTTCCATTATGTGACCACTTGACATACAGTTCATTAGTTGTGTCGATAATTCCAGCCTCCTTAGCCAGAATGGCGATGTATCTAACTCGTATTGTCGGGTTGTCAAACGAAGAAATAAAATCAGTCGGATTTGACTTAGCCAGTCTAATCAAGTCAAACTTAACCTCTGCAAAGCTTCTGTTTGTATTGATTGCGTGAATTTTAGCGATTCCAAGAAGCTCCTGGATTCCGCTTTCTGACTTAGTTTTATCCCGCAGAAGGGCTTGAGCCTCAAAAATCATATCCTCCATCTCAAGAACCTTAGATGCGTCAAACTCAAGGTTAAGTTCCTTGAAGATGTTTCCACCGTTGGCTACATTGTCTGGGTGGCAATCAAGGAAGTCCTGAAGATTTGGCTGCGTCTTGGGAACCAAGATTTTACCATCTTCAAACCAAATAGCTGCACGCTTGGCAGTCTTTTCGTTTTGGTCTTCTACAAAGATGGATTTCTCCTCGGGGCAGTATCTAATTGCACGAACAGAATCACTTTCTTCGTCGTAAATTGTTATGTTTGAGCTCTTTATCTTGTGAAGAACGGGGTAGCTATCTGTTGCAAGGATAAACACTTTGTCCTTACGTCCCGATTTGTTTGCGACAGCGGCCGCGGGTGAGGCAACTCGGCCTCTTCTTTTTGTTTCCATTTGATAAAATTTAATAGTAAATAAAAAAGTGATTGGGGGGCCGAAGCCCCCCGTTCACCTTTGGTTTAGATTAAGCTCCCTTACCAAGTACGAAGCGGTTAGCAGCACGCGTAACCAAGTTGCACTCAGAACGGTAGTTCATCTGAAGACGGTCTACAGTGTCGTTGTAAACACCACGAGCGCCACCAGTCAACCAGTGCTCCATCTCACGGCTGTAGCCGTCAGCAGCCTTGTAGTTCTTCTCCAGTGAAGGAGCAGCAATACCAGTCTTAGCATCAACTACTGAGTCCATAGGAATCATAATGAACTTGTAGTGGTCAGCACCAGCAACACCAAGGAGGGTAGGCTCGTTGAGCAACTTCCAAGACTTGTTGTGGAACGTGTAACCTCCACGGTTGAACGACTTGAAGCCAAGCGTTACAGCCATATTGGCGTCGTTGTTGAATACACCGAAGCTAGAACCGTTAGCACCAGCGCCGTTGTTGGCAGCAGCGATAAGGTCGTCGAGGTTCAACATCTGGGTGCGGTTGCCGTAAACAGCGTACTCCATAGCGCCACCTTGCTTGTCAAGAGCCTTGATGATGTCATCAATCTCAGAAAGCTGGTCAACGTATCCACCGTGAACGATACCACGGTTCTCAACAGCAGAGAAAAGACCTTCAGCACCGTTGATGTCGTGGGTAGAACCAGACAGGGTGGTGTTAGCGGCTTTCTCGCCCAGAACGAGCATCATTTCTTGGTAGTCAGCAAAGCGCTGGCGAACGTCAGCTTCTTGCTTCAAGTACCACATAGGCTTACCAGACTCGGGGTCTTGTACCCAAGCGATGTTGGTCATTTGTGAGCCAGTAACAGCGAAGATGCTCTTGATGATGCTAAACGTGTTCTCACGCTTAACTACGTTAGAACCTACGAAGTCACCAGGCTGGTCAGAACCTTGCTTGAATTCGTTACCGATAAGGGCCATCTTAACGTCAGCGTTCAGGGCCTTAGTGATACCCCAAGTAGCCTTGTAAGGAAGAGCCGTGATGGTCAAGCCATTTACAGCAGTAACGTAGGCACGAACGTATCCTTCGAGAAGAAGAACGTCACCAACCTTGATTACGTTGTGCTTAGCGTCAGCAGCAACGATGTCGAAGGTCTTAGCACCAGTGTCGGTAGCAGCAATAGCTACGTCAGCAGTAGCAGTGATTGCAGCGTGCAGACGGGTCTCTTCCCACCATTGTACGAAATCGTGAGTAGCCTCTTGGCGAACAGCGCCAACAAGCTCAAGCAGGCCATTCAAACCAGATACGCTTTGGTCGCCGTAGGTGCGAACAAGCTTATCACGGTTGTCAACCTTGTTTACGAACTCGATGTAGTCACCGAGGGCGATGTAGTTGTCAATCGACGCGCGATTGCCTTTAAAATTTGACGGAGAAAAATCCGTCGGCTGAGTAGTCGGCATATCTTAAAGTTTTTTAATGTTTAGTGTCCGACTGGACATTTGAGATAGGATTTGTTGAGCGATATTTTCACGAGGGCTCATCGTGGAACTGTCATTTTTGGTCGGCTTATCAACGGACGGATTCTTGGTTGCGCTTACCACTTCCTCACGACCGATGCTTTTACCGTGCTCAATCGCCAACTTGAACAAAGAGTCCGCGTTGTCGAGTAGATATTTAGCCGCGGCAAACTGAGCAAAGTCAATGTTGCCTTCGCCGTCTGAAAACGAATCAAAGAGAGACTCAAGTCCTTTGTCTCCAACTGATGACGTAAGAGCTTTCTTTTCTTCTTCGCCAAACTTAAATCTCCAGTCGAGGTTATCAAATTCGATTTCCTCTAGGTCAGAGATTGCAGTTTTGACTTCAGAAGCATAGTTAGTTAGCTCCTCCGTCTTTGTGGGCTCAGCTTTCTTCTCGATTGGCTTGACCAACTCAGACTTCATTTTGTTTAACTCGTTTCGAGCAATAGAAGCCTCAGTTTTCAGTCTAGCCTTTCCAACCCTCACATCTTTCTCGGAATAATCTTCCTCAGAAAGCTTGAAGGTATCGTCAAGAAGTGACTCAACCTCATCATCAGACAATTCGGGATAAAGCATTTTGTACTTCGTTTTGACCGCAGACAAGTCATCCATTTCGGTGACATTGAGCCCTTGGACAAAGTAGAAGTCGCTGATGCTTCTTCCCGTTTGTTTTACAAACTCATTCAACTGACGAATCTCTTCGTTAGCAAATGAGTCTTCTTCTTTCAAAGAACCAGCAAGTTTCTCTTTAATCTCATCAAGAGTGGAGAACTCCATCTCAAATTGACTAGAGATAAACTCTACTATGTCTTTTTCGGTGATTTCCTCTTCCTGTTGCGCTTGTGCTGGCTCAGTAGCAGTTACTGGCTCTGCGGGTGCATTTTGAGCTTTAGACTCATCAGGATTAGGCGTTACGTCAGTGGTCTCTTCTTGCGAATCAACAACATCAGAAACATCACCATCTTGTGCAGGAGTAGTCTCCTGTGTGTTGTCATTAGTGACTACGATATCTTCAACATTATCAAATGTTTTAATACCAAGAGCCTCTAATTGTTTTTCTTGATAATTCATTTTATTAAGTTTTGTTAGATACAAAGTTATAACAGATTTAACAAACATTAGTTTAATCTACCTAGAGAGTAAGAAACTGTTAGATATAGTTCTCCCTAAAAGGCGTCAACTCTTTTGAAATCGAGCCGCCCTTTGGGAGAATTCTACCTGTCGAGTGAAGTTGCCCGCCGTCAAGTAGTCCAAGCCTTTTGAGCTTGGCGCTTGGTTTCCCAAACGTCTCCCCAGTGGACTGCCTCAAACACGCTCTAACGAGCCAAACTTAGGTTAGTCATCCAACGACACCCGCCACTGGTCGGTTAATGGATACGCAAACCTAATGACAGATTTTGGTTTTAGCAAATTATTTTTTGCTTCTGTTCTTGGATTTGGCAATAAACTTACGCTCATCGTGGTCGTAATCCATACCATCCCCAGAGCCATAACGGCCAGAATCACGGCGTTTCTTATTCAGAAATGCACGATATTTCTTGCGCTCCTCAGAAGAATGGTACTCTGTATCGTACTCTTTCTTCTTGGCCTTCGCCTTTGGATTGCTATCGTAGTATTGCTGAGTCTTACTCTTCGCTTTCATAGCAAGCCTTCACCTTGTAGTGCATAGGGGCTTCGCCAGCGGCCTTTACGGCAGCCACAACAACCTTCATAGCCTCAGCTAAGTCGGCGTGCATAACCTCAATCTCTTTGGTAGAGCTTTCTTCTTTATACGTTTTTGCTTTCATAATAAAGCTTATTTATGGTTTCTAAATTCTTTACGCCAACAACAGCCCTATCACTGCTGACACGCTTTACGCCAACAGAATACGCTTGTCTCTTTTTCAAACTCTTTGCCATTTCAGCTTCCGCAGTTTTCACACTGCTCAGGGTTCTCAATGTTGCACGTAGGCTGTTTGGCCTCCTCAAGGTCGTTCAACCAATCTTCAAACTCTTGTCCACTCATTGTTTTCTGTATTTAGCGACTTTCTTAGCGATTTTATCAGGCTGCTTAACAAATTGCTTTCCTTGGGCATTGCCCTCAGCTTTCGCTCTGTTAGTTGCAGCTTTTTCTCCAGCACTAAGTGCTCTCCACGCCTTTTTAGGCAAATACCGTTTCTTGCCCTCGCTTGGGCTACCGTCAGAAGTAGTCCACTCCTGCTCGGTCCATCTCTTCAAACTTTTCTGACTGGCCTTCATTAGTCCTTGTATCCTCCGCCAGCTTTTTTGTATTCAGAAGCAAGAAGTTGCGCTTTGCGAGCAGACCACTCCCCAGGGTCGCCACCACGAGTTCCAGCCTTTATCTTTTCAAACAAACGCTTACGCATACCGGGCTTAGTGTAGTTACCAGCTTCGTTAACTCTACTCTTCGCTTTCATCTTGTGACTGATTAAGCTTCAAAGTTACGAATGCAGGAATAAGCACTTTGGGATTTATAAGTTCTACTTCAAGGTACCTCTTGGTACCACCTTTCCAAGACCTCATTTCATTTTTAATGACTCTAAATCTTGCATCTGAGTATAGCGCTTGTTCAAACTCTGAAATCATTCCAGCGTCTTCTGTTTTCTTTATGTTTCTCGCCCCAGTTATGCTCAATGTTGATGTTCCCTTAGGCAAGCGTATCCCCATAAGCGTTGAGTTCCACCCAAAGGCACCCTTTTTACTTGTTGATGTGCTTAATATGGTCTCTGTGCTAAATATATCGCCGGGCTCTAAATCATTAATGACTTTAAAATTATTTATACCCTCGACTTTGGAACCATCTTCATTATATAGTTCAACGTAATCCGTATCTCCTCGCCGACCCGTATACACCTTTGACTCAACAGTGCTTTTGGGTTGTTTCAATATAACCTCATTCATCTTGGACTTTAAATAGTCCGCAAGACCTGGATATGCGTCTCTTCTTTTTGTGTTTGTTGATGCGGCCCCACCAGATTGCTGATAAAACGTAATAAGAAATCTATCTGCATCATTTGTGGTTTGCTTTGAAATTCCCTTTTTCTTTAGCTCATCAAAATTCTTTACTGCATCTAGTGTATAACTATGGTCTGGGATATTATTTAATGTCTCATCTATACTTATGTCAATATCATTCATATTGAAATTGTTGAGCCTTTCGTTGAATTGATTTGCATACGCAGCCTGGAATCTAGCTATGTCAACATCGCCCTCATCTTCAAGATTAATATATTCATTGAGCTCGAATTTCTTTCCATCAATCTCAACAAATGGGGGGATATTCTGCTCGTATCCAGGAGGACTAAATATATCAATTCGTTTTTCAACATCTTCATATATTGTTCCATCCTCGGCAAGGAAATGAAACTTGCCAGTTGAGTCTTCAACAATATTAGACAACGGCTTTTCTGGGTCAAAGTTTTTAACGAGTTCCGCAGCAGAAATATCATTTATGGTTTTCACTTGGGCTTTTACGGGAGACTCAACTAAATCATCCGTAATTCCAAAAGCAACCTCATCAAACTTTTTTGCCGCTTTAGATACCGCACTAGATGCCGCCTTGCTAAGTGAATTCATCACCTTGGCTCCCTTGAGCAAACCAAATCCACCAGCAATATTTGATGGGTCAGCAACAATGTCAACGGCAAGCTTGGCGATTGGACTTGCATCGGGGGACATAAACACCTCAGAAGGAGTTCTTTGGGACGTGTTGAATGAGTCGTAATTGGGTAGGGCGTTAGCTAAATTAGCTGGCTTACCAGTCGCATACGCAAGTGCTTCAACCATAGCGGCTTGTGGGATTGCCGTAGTTTGTCCTATCGCATTTAGAGCCGCCTTAGGAAGTGCAGTCGCAAAATCAGCAACCTCAGAGGCATCCAATCCCTTTCCACGCATAGCCTTTGAACGGATAAACCTACCGATAGGTGAATCCTGAGAGAATAGTCTTTTCTCCTCTTTAGTAAGATTGTCGTAATAAGCGTACTTTTCTCCAGTAGCCTTATTAGCTACAACATCAACCGTATCGAGTACGATGTTACCAGCTGGAGCTTCGGGACTTTGGGTCTCTTGTGGCTTGTTCTTTTTGCGAGCAATCATATGCCACGAGTGTACTTCTGTGACTTAGGAGGCATCTTCTTGCTGCCCTTAGAGCCAGCCCAGAAAAATTTATCAGCCCAATACGCAGCACTCATTTTGCCCTTTGCAATGTTCTTTGCGTGGCGAGCCTTGAAGCTCTTGCGAGCCTCTGGGCTATAGTTGTGTCCCATCTTCTGGTCTCCAAAGCGGATAAGCTTAACCTTATCTCCTTCTTTAGCTAGAACGATTCCTTTTTTAGTAGGGTGACTTGGGGTCTTCTTTGGTTTGTTGACCCCACTCAATCCATACTTCTTGAGCATATTCTGAATAGCCTCCCTGGTTTTCATATTACATCTGTTCTTCTGTGGGTTGTACTTGTGCTTCTGGTTGAGCTGGCTGAGCTGGTTGAGCCATTTGAGCTCGCTCATAAGCCATCTTCATAAGTGACTCAATGTCGGGCTCTTGGAAAGAAATCGGTCCAGAATCCTTCTTGCGTTGGTCAATAAGTTTAGATTGCTGAGACGCTTGAATCTTCGTTCTGTCGTCCTTTCTGTCCTCCTTAAATGACTCCATATCGGCAATGATTCCAGCCTCAACAGCCTTGAGCTGCATATTCTGGCGGAACTCCTGCTCAGAAAGCTGAGCCTTGAGTTGGTATTCTGCCTGAAGCTTCTGGATTTCAGCTTGACTCTTGAGTTGCTCAATTTGAGCCTTCATTTGTCCAGCAATCTGTAGCTCTTGGCTCTTAGCTTGCGAAGACACAATAGCAGTTTGCTGATTGGCCTGAGCCTGCATCATACTATTCTGCTGAGCAATCTCCATCTGCTCCTTCTGATAACGCTTACGGCGCAGCGAAAGGAACTTATGGGCTTGGTTTGGGTTCGTCATCTTACGAGCTATAATAGCGTCCTCAATGCGAATCTCGTTTCTTGACAGGGCGGTGGTAATGTGTTGCTCGATAAAGTACTTCTCTTTATCATCTGGCTCAACCTCAATGTTGATTCCAAAGTTGTGAAGCGAAATCTTATCCATTGACTCAATAACGTCAATGTTTGCTTTGCCAATAGACTCAACGTAGTACTTGTACAGAGGAGAGTTCTTTGGTATGTCTTGAATCATCATAATGATGTCCTTAGCGATACCCTTGGTGATGCTATTAAGGGCTCTGTCCACATCGTAAGTTGCCGTGTTGGATGCGTCAACAGCCATTTGCGTTACACCAACAAGTTGCTCAGAACGAGTGATGCCCTCTCTCTCGGGGACAACTCCAGTTACGTTTCTAATCTCATTGATGTAGAAGTTGTAAGCATTCACCAGTTGGGGAAGCTCACTAACGTATGCTGGCAAAGGCTGAATGGGTACACCTTGAGCATTACCCTCCTCATCTCTTGAACGGTAGTAGACAACACCTGTCGCTTCGTAGATGTCTTGAATCTCCAGTGGGGTAAGCTCTCCGCCATCTCCCATACTTACGGCATTCAATCCGGCTACGTCAATGATAAGACCATACGGCTTGACGCGAGCGATGAGCTGCTGAATCTTTAAGTGAATAAGCTGAATCTGGTCAGCCATCGGGCGGATGGTCTCAACGATGCTGTCTTCAACCATATTGTAGATTGAAGGAGCATATACGTGGAAAGACATCCAAGTATCTTGAATGTTGTCCTTGGGACGAATCATATTCTCCTTGAGACCGTAACTCCAGATTACATCAGCACCAAGAATCTTCTTTCCAGCGTAGACCGTCTTGTAGGTCATCGTCTTCTTCTCACGCTCGTACTTGCTGTTCTTGGGCGGCTCGTAATTACTTCCCTTCTTGTAGAATCCAGCATTCCCGTGACGAGTGCGTTTCTTCTCGAAGTTCATATCGTCAACGCTAATGAACTCAAAATCAACTACTGGAATAGTGAAGTCGTCATACTCGTAAACGAAAGTGTTTAGGTATGCATTAAAGTGGTTGTTTGCGTGAACAGAAGAGGGGTTATCGTACTTTCCAGCATACGTCTGAGCAATCTCATAGTACTGAGCCTCTGAGTATTTATCACCAACCTCACGCTTGATTTCTCCAATCGTAGTGTAGATAATCTCGGCAGCGTAAACCATATCCTTAAAGTTTGATGCCTTTACGTGAGATGAGATTAAGTATTTGGGGTCTACATAACGAACCTTGATTCCCTCGTATGGGTCAAAGTATGTTCTGGTAGCTCCTATTCCAATTACAACCAAGTCCTCGCAGACCTTCTTTCTAATTTCAATAGGGTAGTCATTTTGGTCAAAGGTGAGTTCAACAGCAAGCTCTGCAGCAATCTCTACTGCCTGCTTGAAGTTCATCTCCATAATCATATCCAGCTCATCCATTGAGTCTGGAATCTCCATACCTTCGGTTAGGTCTTGACCAGTGGTTTCTTTTACCTCGTCAATGAAGTCCTTAAACTTCATCATACCAACGAGCTTATTCTTGATTTCGTCTCTATCAGAATTTGCAATTGGGTCAGTAGCACGAATCTTTAACTCGTACGACTTGTTCATAATAGAGTTTACGATAACCTTAACAAACTTCTTTACAACAGGGATTGGCGTCCAGTCAAGGTTTAGTAGTGATGTGTCGCCAGTTGCGTTAAGAAGTTGCTTGTATCTAGAGATGTTTTGCTTACCCTTGGCGTAGGCTCTGTTCTCCTCAATGCGCTCACGGCGTGTTTGGTAATAGTTGTATCTCTTAGAGAACCATTCTGACTCAATAGCCTTGGCGTACATTAATCCATACTCGTCACTCTTTTTGATATCTTGAGGGACGAGTGGTGTGGGGAATCCGCCAACTCTGGGTATGTTGTGTTGTTTCATCTGAAATGCATTTCGCAATACACAAAATTAGTAAATATCATCTAGAGCGTTTTGAGATAGTTCCGCTGTTGTCATAACGCCTTACAAATGGTTTTGAGACAGTTACCTTTTTCTCTTCCCTCGGCTGAACCTGTAGCCCAAGAAGTGCCAGACCAAGGCTTATTGTGTCGTCGTGTTTGGTTCTATTTTTAATGTCGTAGATAATCAAATCACGAAGGGTCTCGTTGAAAAAGAATTCTCCCATTTCACCAGTGTCGCTATTGATTCCAATGTGATTATTCACGTAGGCCTGAACAGCGTGAGCGTGTGCCTGAGCAATATCCTCAGAGTTCATAGGTATTCCGTATTGAGCAACGCCACGTGATGATTTTGGAGTAAGAGCTTTGGGTCTCTTTAGGACATATCCCATATATCCCCACTCTTCGACAAGCTTGTCAATCATTCTGCGCACGTTGTTTTCAATCAGCATTGGCACACCAAAGAATATTGATGCCATAAGCATTTGCTCATATGCAAGTAATGCCGTCTGTTCACGTGAATTATATCTAGCGATACACATATTGCTTGGGTACTTCATATTCGCCCTTGTGACAATGTGCATAGAGGCACGAGAACCCCTTCCGTCAACCGTGGCGTCTACCTTATAGGGGTCAACTCCAGCTACACCAAGCCAGTCATTAGCTGGATATTTATGCGCTCCCCTTTCGTAGTATTTATTTCTATCCTCTGGCTCAAGGAAATGTGAAATCTGCCACGGACCATTTGTCTCTGGTATGAACATAACATCACCAAATCTGTGGCCATCTATCCAGTGGAAGCGACCCTGAGTATATGGTCTTACTTCAAGCTCATTGTTGTAGAACATCTGCTCGTTGAGCTTTACGATGTCAAAGATTGAGCTTTCGTTAAAGTCCATAAATGCCTCGTCAATGTCAAATGGCATCTGACGCTTCTCCTCTGCGTAGTCATCAGAATTACCCTTCAAGGATTCGCGCTGAGCAAGCAGAAAGGTCTTACCGCCGTAGTTTAGCGACTCGCCATCAATGCTGATAAAGGGCTTCTCTGGGTCTTCAACAATACTCCGACCGTATTTATCAAGTATCACCGTTTCGTATGCCGGGATAAATATTGAATAAAGACCAGAGCCAGTCCTTCCAGAGATTGGGTCTCTCTCTGTCGGGTTGGACATATAGTATATCTTCTTAAACCCAGAACCTCCCTGATTCATCGGGTTAACCGTAGACCCCATCATACACTTGCCGATAATCCTAGTCCTGTCAATGAGACACTTCTTAGTTACCTGCCAGTTTTTCCATATGTCGTTAGGAGTCAGCCACTTACCAGCTTCGTCGTGAATTAAGCGCTTGAGTTTTGCGCCGTCATACGAGTTGGTCTTAGTGGCTTTGAAGTCAATTCGTGTATTTAACGCACCAGACTCCTTTACTGTTTTCTTCTTTTTGCGTGACGCTGGCTCCCTAAACGTGAGCTCACTCTTTGGGTCGGAGTTTGAGTCACTGATTGGTTTAAAGAAAAATGGATAGTTTCTGTAGATGTTTACCACCTTATCCTTAAACAAAACATCACGAGCGTCATCGTTTGTCTTGGAAAGCATACCAAACCACGATTCGTAAGTCTGGGTTGATTCGTCAACAAGCTCAGCTGTAGCAATTGATGACCATCCAGCTCTTCTGTTCTTAACGTGAACCTGCCCAAAGCATCTTGGGTCTACTCTGCACGCCTCCCAATGAATAAACAATTTCCATTGCGGCTGTATAAAGAACGGATACCCAAAATCAAACTTTGACCATTGAAGAAACATATAATGCTTTCCTGTGAGATACGTAGGAGTTCCGTTGTTGTAAAACCAAACACCGTACTTACGTCTATGAAACTCACGCTCAACATAAGGCTCGTATCGCTGCTTAAACTCTTTAGGCTGCTCATCCCATTCGTCTTCTGAATCGATAGCCGCTAAGGCTGGAGGAAGCTCAACTCTATCCCACATCTGCTCCTCGACTGGCTTATCGTGGAACATAATATCCTTGTGCTCTGGAAACTCTGGTAACTGAATGGACAATCCATCTATATAAACAATCTCGCCCCTAGTGTCGTTGGGGCAAATATTTATGATTTCACCATTCAGAAACGCCATTACTTTCGGGCGTATTTCTCAGCAAACCCTGGCTTGAACTCACGAATCTCCTCGTCGTCTGCAGCTTTTACGTGCTCCTCTTTTAGGCGGGCCTCTAGCTTTTCGTATTCAACGATTAAATCCTTACAATTCATAAAAGCCTCTTTTATCGACTGCAGCTCATTCTTTCTTGCGGAGCCCTCAGCTTCGGCGCTAACACCCCTTCTAATATCAGATATGTAGGAGTCAATAGCCCCCTGGGTTGCCTCAAGGAGTTCTTGCATCTTCCTCTTTACACTCCAATCAATCCGCCTGCTCATACACTACAGTCAAATCTTGAAGCCTCATTCTCCAAAGCTTCTCATTATTGATTACAAATTCGCAATCAGAATTGGGGGTGAATCCAACGAGGTCACCAATAGACACGCCAAGCTCGTCACCAAGCTCATTCATATACTTTATGTATCCCCTATCCTCAACCTTCTTCTCAAATCCAAGGAAAAGACCAGATTCGCTTTTCACTTCTTCCTTGGCTGGTGGCGTCAGAAATATGAAGTCACCAAGAGTGTGAATGACTCCATCGTGTTCATATGCGTAGCAAAGCGAGTTGTACCCACCAGCGCTTTCATATGCGACAAGAAAAAGGTCATCTGCAATTTGAAAGTTCTCATTGAATATAATTGAGTGATGAAAGTACAGCCTATCTCCAATTGAAACTGGACTATTTACCTTTACGGGTAATTCAACCACTTCGCCATAAAAAGCTCTGTGCTTGTGTGGTTCAAACTTAGTGTCAATAACAAGGCTGACACCGTTTTTCAATTTAATTTCATTGGTGAACTTGTTGTCTACACGGACAACAAATTGTCTCATTGCTCTCATAATCAGTAGTCTAGGTCGTATTCCTCAGTGATGGTGGAACCGTTGTTTGAGTATATCGTCTTCCAGATATAACGCCCATCACGCTCTCTTGACAACCATATCTCGTATGATATAGCGCCAGATTCGCTTACGATTTTCTTAATCTCATCAATTTTCCCATTGATTGGGTGCTTCAGTTCGTTTCCGATGACGAAGTGCATTCCTGCCTTTAAATCACCAATCGTAAGCTTTCTAATAATCGCCCTCGTCGGTCTCGTCCTCGATGTCTTCTGAAACCCCTCCGAAGAAGTCCACGTCTGGGAGCTCTCGGAGAATATGTGTTTCAAATCTAGAATCATTCTCTTCGTTGATTAAATTTTTAATATAATGCCAGTCCTCATATTCAGGATAGGAATTAAAACAAAGATAGTGAGTTGGCTCGTATTCCTCAAATGGCGGGCAGGCGAAAGCGATAATCCTTATATCAGGACACCTGTTCTGGATTTCCTCAAGCATTTCTGCTAAATACTTTATTTGCTCAAGGCTGTCTTCCACGAGCTAAAAGTACGAAACTATTATGGAGGCGTTAAACCCTGTCCTATGGTTCCAATTTCAGCATCAACCATCGCAATTTTCTCAACGTGAACGTATCCACCGGTTATGGTTGCGGTGTCTGAGTTCACGTGCATTTTGATTTCAAACTTGTTTGTTGAGTTTGTCACGTCAGCGTTAGACACGAATACAATCTCAGAAAATATGATGAGTTTGTAGGTTGAGATAAGCTTATCAACGGTCGTTGCCTGGGTGCTTGAACCAACCTTGTTAATCTGTGCGTAAACAGTAATGGTTGGTGTCAGCGTGTCTTCAACTCTAAGCGATGCAGAAATCTTGTAGTATCCAGATGCCAGCACAAGCTGGTTTAGGCTGTTTACGCTAATTTGATTATTGGCGTCAATCGGGAGATTGTTCGCTGAAGATATGTCAATCTTGGTTGATGCCGTTGCAAGAGCCTGTGCGTCAGGACGAGCGACATATTGCGGCATAACCTGCGCAATTGAAGACAGAGTGCGAACCTTAACCTCTTTGCTTACCGTATCGTGCACAAGGAAAGTAAGGAGCGAGCTTGAATCAATGCCGGGGTTTCCAAAGTAAAACTTGTTTGTTGCTCTTACTGCCAGCGTGCTGATTTTCAAAGCTGCCTCATTGCCAAGAGCATCAGCAACAGCCTTTTCGCTTGTAGTAATCGTATTTGACTCTACACGAAGGATTTGACGGTATATGTCCTTTATTGCGCTTGTTGATATGTTTGATGCCATCGCCTTTAGTTTTCTCTGTTCTACAAATTTACGAATTGCTTACAATGTCAAATCGAAAGAGACGGGCATCTTCATTTCTTGTACATCTTTAATGCTTGATTCTCACGCTCAAGGAAGTCAACCTTGACTCTCAATGAGTGAACCTCTGCAGTGAGGTCTAATATGCGCTGACGCATCTCATCTTTTTCGTCTGCTGAACGAGCCAACAGTTCCTCTAGATTCCTTACTCTGTTCTTCAGGTCGTCACGATATAGGTTCGTATCACTATTTGCTAGCTCATCCTTCTTGGCGTCGGCATTCAACTTCATCCTGTTGGTGTAGAACTGGAATGCGGCACCACTACCGAGCACCGTTACAACCGTGATGGCAATCTGAGCGAGGTCCATTACTTAGCGTATTTCTTTTTAATTTCTTCGATGTGCTTCTGATTCTCCACGCGGATAATGTTCCACCCAGAGAAAATTAAGACCAGTAACCAGCCCATATTCGAGCCGTGCAGCATACCTTCCATCCAGTAGTTCAACACCGTAGCTACAGCAACGAGGAACGCAACCTTTACGGCGTTAGCTCTAATGCCTAGACCGCCATCCCAAAGTACAGCGTAACCCTGATATATACCGCAGGCCATAGATGCTAAGCACAGCCAAGGTGAGGAAAACATCTCGGTGTATAGTGCGGCTGGAAGGATGAATGTGTGAAGCACAGACGTGAACACCTCATTGGGCTCGCTATCGCTATACTTGAATATGCTAACGACCCTCTTAATACCTTTCTCCTCCATCACGTCTGCTATGTGCATTATTTCTTATTTGCGAACTTCTCTAGCCCAGCGATTCCGAATGACCCAAGCGTGATAATCACGAATGAGTTGTATGTGAACTCGTTGATTACGAGGTCCTTACCAATAAAGCCAGACACAACGTCTGCAACCATTACCATAACCATTACAGCGAACGACATAAAGCCAATGATGGTCTTCTCGTTCCAGCTGTTGTCATCTTTAAAAATCTCCAAGAACCTCATACTGCTTTTATTTTACACAAAGATAAAAAACTGAAAAATAAAGGTTTTCAACAAAAGAAAAGCCCCACGAGGGGGCTTCACTTGCGTTAGCATAGAGCGTGTCCTTACTTCACAACCTTCAGCTCGGGGGTCTCCTGCTCTTGAACGGTGAACTCACCAGTCTCAAGGTTGAGGGTTCCGTGGCCGTGCTCTTCGGCAAGTTCGTTCATCAGAGACTGAATCTCCTCACCGCTCTTGCGAAGTTCTGCAACGAGGGCCTCCTGACGTGCTGCGAGGTCTTTCTCGCTTACGTAGAGTGCACCAAGTTCCATCTGGATTTGTTGCTGCTTAGCACGAATCTCACGTGCAGAATTTAATTGGGCTTCAGAAATCTGTGCCATAGTGAATTAAGATTTGGGGTTATTGTTTAGCAGTCTACAGCGTCTTCGTAGCCAGCCTGAGCCTTAAGGTGGTCGTAGGCTTGTACGAGGATGTCAGCGGCTTCAGCCTCGAGCACGGGCTCAAAGCTAAAGTGCGTGCGGTAGATAGGTTCAGCGTGCGCCTCACGAGTCTCCTCAGATGCGTAGGTAGCTACTTCGTAGTGGCAGAAGTTCTTCTTAACCCAAGCCTCGGTCGGAGGGGTAGGCATCGGAGGTACGGGATTGCCATCAGCATCTACTGAGGGTTCTGCGGGTGCAGCGTATACATAGGTCTTTTGGTCGGTAGACTCGTACGTGAGACGGGTTACCTTGTGATAAGCGTCGGCGAAGGTGATGCCGAACTTGTCTACAGTTGCGATTACAGCCATTGTTCTAACTAATTAGTGGTTACAAATATACAAAAACATTAACATCCACGTTGAGATGTTATCTTACCATCACTTGCTATTTCATAAACTAGCGAACCAGACTTCCACCAGAGTCCACCACCATTGAATGTATTAGATAGCGTGTTATCGACGTACAGCGTCACGTTTACTGCTAGTGATGTGCTAGAAGAATACAGCGTGATGGGGTCGTAAGCCTCGGCACACGCTGTACTCCAGTCAGAGTATCCTTGCTGTCCATCGCCAGCCAAGAACGTAAAGGCTGTCGCCGCTGAGAAGCCATAGAACTCACTCATAGCGTCAGGGGTAGACTTGTTGGCCAGAGAGGAGAGGGTACGCAGGGAGCTATTCGCCTGCGCTTGACCCAACTCCAATCTAATGTCGTTGATACTTATCGCTCCCGAGCTCTGAAGTGCCATTAGCCTAGTTTCTTTTCAAGTTCTTCCACACGAGCTGCGAGCTCCTTGTTGGCCTCAATCAAGAGACCAATCAGTTTCTCGTAGCGGACAGCCAAGAAGCCAGTGTCGTTGGTTCTTACTGCGCTAGGGATAACCCCTTGTACCTGCTGTGCGATGATACCAGTGTCGTGTCCTTCGTATCCGTGTGCGTGCTTGTACTCGGGCTTCCAGTCAAACTCCACACCAGTGAGAGACTTCACCTTGTCGATGGCGTTCTCAATCGGAGTGATGTTGTACTTCAACCTCTCGTCAGAAGATGAGTAGGCCACGATGTCGTTGGATGCGTCAATACGTCCAGCGGTTGATGAGGGCGTTACGTTAACACCGAGCGCTACTCCGTTGACGTATACCTTCTTGTTGAGGTTGATTTGGTCAAGTGCACCTGCCGCAATAACGAGGGCATTGGATGAGTTCGTAAACATCGCACTAACGGATGAACCGCTAGTGTTATGAATACGATATCCCTTGGTATTGTCAGAGTGTCCGTTTACAAGAAACTGAGGAGCGTTGAATGAATTGGTCTCAGCGGTATGGTCACTATACGTCAATAACCTATTGTTACCATTGTATTGAGTTCTAACGCCAGGACTAGAGCTTCCGCCATCAACGGTTGTAGTGTTTAACTCAATGAATCCACCCCTGATTAAGATAGAATCATCAGCATCATTCTCTGTCCTAATGACTAATCTTGAGGTCTCTCCACTTGATAGGTTTGTTGCCGTTTCGTAATATATCTGAGCACCATCAGATGGATAGTTTACTCCACTTCTAAAATCAATAGTTGCTCTTCCGTATGTGCCTTCAGAAAGAAGAATTAAGTTAGCGGTTGAAGACCCATAAGAGCCTCTTCCAGTCGAAAGATTAGCCTCCAACATTAAGCCGCCGAGCCTAGATGTTCCAGCAGGGTCTAAATAGTATGCAGTATTCTCAGAGTCGTAGAAGATTGGGGCACGTAGAGATTGATTATTTTGCAGATATCCACCATTATCCATTAAGACATTGCCACCATTGAATCTCATCTGCCAAGTGTCGTTCCCTCCGAGATACAACTCATCACCAGCGCCAGCTTTTATCATAGAAGCGTTTGTTCCAGCTGACGTAAGTGTTATGGTAGAAGACCCATTTGTGGTGAATGTTGCGGTAGTTAATACGCTATTACCATTAGGGTCTAAATAGTATGCAGTATTCTCAGAGTCGTAGAAGATTGGGGCACGAAAAGAACCAGCAACAGTATTGTTGCCACTCATATCAAGTTCCCATCTGTTTGCTGAGGCACTCCAACCACCGATACGCATTACGTTATCTCTGTCTAAACCAAAGTTTACAGCGTATTGTCCACTTCTGTGGAATGACATAAACGCTGACTGATTGTTATCATTGTATACTTGAAGCTTGGCGCTGGTTAAAGACCCCAGGTAATCGCCTTGGTTTGTCCTAAAGTAAATAATGTTGTCAATCGCATCACCGCTCCTTGCTATGGCCCAAGATGAGTAGTTAGATGAGTCTAAAACAGTGGCAGCGGTTCCTCCTCCGTAAGTATTTTTATGACAGTATAAAGTTCCGTTGTCCCATCTAAATTGCCAACCATACGAGTTGTTATGGAATCCAGTCAAATTAGAGCTTGTGTTGACCATCAACACTA